TTTTTGTAAGGAGTTATTTCTACGTTTTCTATTGAAATCACAAAAAATCACCTTACCTCTATCTGTACGTCAGCTTTTAGAATTTCCAAGGCAATTTCGTAGGTAAAAGTTAATGTATAGGTACCCTTATTAATTGGGCTTACAATAGCTGAAATTGTCTTTTCATCAACAATAGCAATACCTTGTGCTTCAACAATATGGGTATCCCACGTCTTTAATTCAAAAGTAGCATTTCTTATAATAAAAGGAACATTTGTTCTACTAACAATTTTAATTCCTACTTCTTTATTTTCTCCTTGAATAAATCTCATTTTACCCACTCACCTCCATTGGAAAAATTCTGCGGTACGAGTCTAAACTCTAGTCCATTTTCTATTTCAACATATACAAATTCATTTAATTTATTGTCTTCATTATGTGCTTCTATTACACTTGTTGAATAATTAAAAGGTACCATTTTAATAGCTAAAGTTTTAACATCAACTACGAATAACATTTGTGTGCTGTAAGCTTCATTACCTGCTTCGTCGTAGGCTCTTACTTCTATTATGTACTCCCCTGAGAAATCAGGAGGAATAGAGGCGACCCATGAGCCGTCCTCACTTCTTCCAAAGATTATTTGAGTACCGTCAAGTTCGCCTACTACTCTAACAACTCCCATTAAGAATCGGAAGCTGTTACTTTAATAATGAATGTTGCACCAGCGTCTACAGGGTTAGGCACAAGTTCAATAAGCGTGATTGTTGGAGCGATTGTATCAAGTGTAACAGTTCTAGTGATAGTAGTAGCTAATCCTGCACCATCAGTAGCAGTTATTTCAATAGTATTTGTTCCATTAGCCAGAGTAATAGCTTTGCTGAAGTTTCCTCCACCATCAACTACAACAGCCGATTGGGTAACACCATTAAGTTTAATAGTTACAGTAGTAGGGTTAGAAGTAGTATCAGAAGTAACACCAATAACAGTTAATGCAGCCGTATTAGTAAGAAGCGCATTTGTTGGAGATGATACATTTAATGTTGGAGCAATAGTATCAACAGTGAAGTTAACTGATTGTTGAACAGCTGAGTTTCCATCATTATCTTTACAGTCTACAGTATACGTGTGAGTACCTTGAGCTAAACCTGTAGCTGCATAAGAGAATGTAAATCCGCCTGCAACAGGTGAGAATGTAGTTCCAGTTTTAGCAACGCCATCAATTTGAAGTACGAATGTTGAAGTATTAACTCCTGAACCATTGACTTCATCAAGTATCTTACCAGTAATAGTAGGATTTGCAGTAGTTAATCGAGCAGATGCAGATGGTACTAAATTTGATATAACTGGTGGGACTTTTTCTTTAACAACTAATCTATTTGATACTTCCGTGCTCGTCTTTGTAGTAGTATTACCAGCTATATCGGTAGCTACAACGTCTACACCATAGTATCCTCCTGCTAAATTATATGAAGTTATTGTTGGAGCTGTTACTGTTGCTTCATATTTACCACTAGTACCGTTATACGTAAGAGTATATTCAATACCATTTATGGTAGCTTTTACAGTAGAAATTGCCATTTATTATAGTCTCCTTTCTTTATTATTTTATGCTGGAGGGAATGAACCCTCTAAGGCATTCCAAGTTTTTGTATCCATAGTATTCCAATTAAAGTTTTGGCCTTCTAATTCTGACCATACAAGATAAGTAAATTCATAGAAAATACCTAAATGTGCAGGTGTTACGGCCCTAATAGCGCTTTTAATATCTTCTAAGTTGGTTGGGATACCACGTTTACCAACAAATTTAACATTTAAGTTATAAGTACTATTCTGTTCCGTCAATTGAACTTCACCATTTAAATAACTTTCTGCAACATTTTTTATCATTGTTGCAGTTGAAGTACCATATCTTCGTATTCTAGATCTTATTACGCCTCTACGTTCCTCATAAGTTTTTAGCTCATCAGTTGTGATTTGGAATAGTTGTTCCCATCTATCCAAACCCCAAGTTGCTGTATCAACAAAATATTGGCTCAAAACATCAGTTACTCGCAAATATAATAGTTCTAACTCTTCAGCATCGACTCTATTCATTTCTTGAACAACTATTGATTCTTCATAGTATCTAGGACGATACGAACTTAATGAATTTTTAACTGACCTTTCGTTCTGGGTTCCTATTGGCTTCATGTTAAGGTAACAGCTCCTAATACTGGCGTCTCATTAGTCGCAAGTACAACATTAGTTGTTAAAGTATTAACCTTAAGATTTGTATAGTCAAGTACACCAGGTATACTCAAGATAATATTACCAACTTTAGAATACTTAATATCAACATCAACGAAAGATGCAGCAGCTAAATAACTAGTTAATTCTCTTTCTATTTCTACTTTAACACCTGCTAAAGTGTAGTTAGACTTAGTGTTAACGTTGCTGAAACAGCAATAGTTTTCTCCACAGCTGACTCAACAGTTACTGTTGCACCAATAGGACGTTGAACTCCTATATAGTTAGCAACTTCTGTTACTTTTGCAGCTAATACAGATCTTTTATTTGAACTAACTAATATTACTTTAACAGTTCCATTACCATTCCATAAAGGAATTACTTTTGAATCACCAATCCCTGGAACTTCTTTCGCCCATTGTCTATAGTGATTTGCGTTTCCACTCGCAACGGGATTTCTTAATTTACTATTATACTCAATTAATAGTTCCTCATCTGTTTGTACATCTTTACCATTAACAGTTTCAGAGTTGTTAGTACAAGTTACTTCTGCTAGTTCAGTGTTTATAATTGAATTGATAGGAACATTACCTGAAAGCCCACCTTCCTCAGCAGTAATCGCTGAAGATGCAGCACTATTAAAGATATAAGTTTCATTATCAGTTAAGAATCTAACTCCGCTGTCAGTATAAACCACTGTTCCTGCAGGAATTATTAATCCTTGAACTGTACTTGAAAAAGTAATTAAACCTGTTGCCTTGGCTGAAGGAAATCTTGTAATACCTGCTTCTGAAGCTTTTAAATCTAAAAATTCACCATAAGTAGTGTTAGCAAAACCGAAATTAAGTACGTTATCTAACTCTAAATATGACATTGCTAATTCTATTGCTTTTGGTGCTAACATATCGTAAGCAACTGAACCTTCTCGCTTATCAATATTACTAGGAAGATTATTTAACATTCTTTCTAATATAACTTCAAATGTTTGTTCTCCATACATTAAATTTCCACCTCCACGACAATTGAAGTTTCAATTTCAGTAACTATCTCAAACGAAACAACTATACTGTCACCTTCTTTTACAACTTCAAAATTTGTACAATCTTCTATTCTATCATCAACAACTAAAGCTTCAGTTATTAATCTTGGAACTTCAATTTGTAGATATTCTAAAGAATATATTTCTCCAATTAGATCAGATATTTCTGAGCCATAATCAGATGAGTACATTAAATATTTATCACGAATTGTTTTAACTGCTTTTACAGCAGCCTGTTGAATTGCTTCTTCATTATCAATGAACTTGGCTAATATTTCTCCACGTTCAAAATCAAATTTATATGTTCTACTAGTTGGAGCTTCTAGTTCTTCATTTACTAATTCTTCGTCAGTAACAATAAGAGGTAACATTATTGACCCATCACCACCTTGTCAATTATATAGAAATCACTATCCTGTATTAAAACTAATACAGCATCTCCAACCTTTAAAGGTGATTTAATTGTCATAGTCGCCTGAGTTATCTCAAAAGGTTGTAGACTATGTACATGGGAGCTTGCTGTTGCAGTTGATCCAGCTACTGCTAGAACACTTAATTCAATATCTCTTATACTATCTTTTAATCCATCAACAATAAAGAAGTCATCTTCTTCTAATATGAAGTTACCAATTTCAATTTTGAGAGGTAGAATAGATTTAACTGTTCCAATTATAATATCATTATCTTTATTGTAACCTTGGTTTTTCATCATTAATAATATATTAGAAAATGAATTTCCTTCTTTCATCTATTCCACCTACTCTAATTTATTTGAAAGTTGTAATCCCATTTTGTGAGATCCTGCTGACCAAGAATGACTATCAGAAGTTATATAGTAATTACCAATTATATCAGTAATTTCATTTCTAACTTGAATAATATTTCCCGTAATACAGTCGTTTTGACCTATGAAATCAATATTAATTGTTGTCTCAGGTTTTGATAGCTGTTGCAATAAAGATTCAGCTTGTTTTTTCATTGAATCTAAAGATGCTTTATCATCAGCAGACTCTAAATACTGCATGATACCATAGTCGTCAATAAGATTAGGGTTACTAACTACGAATGCTCTATAGGACGGACCTATAATTTCAGTAACTTTAACATCATCTTTTCTAGTTTTAGTACCTTGTTTATCTGTAGTAACTTTTTCAGTTGTTTCAAAGGAACCTTTTTCAACTTTAACCTGAGTTCTCAGCTCTTCAATTGATGTTTCTCTTGAACCTGAGATAATATCAGATACAGATATAGTCTTTTTAGAGGCATTGGATCTTGACACCATATACACTTTTCCCTTTGCAGAGTAAATCTTATATGATTTTTTAGTAAATTTCTTAGTCTCTAATAAAGATTCTTTAAATATATCAGATAAACTTTTACTTGAAACCAATAATTTTTTAATTTTAAAATTAGTTGGCTCAATCTTACCTACAGGTATTCTATATTTCTTAAGAGTTGAGATAATTATATCCGATGCTGACTTGTTTTTTATAAACATTGTATCACTATTCTTTGACAAATATATGAGTTGGTCATAACAAGTTAAAGATTCGGCACCTTTATCATCAATACTCTTATTAAAAATATATCCTCTGAATAGTTCTTCAGAATTTTGATAGAATATAACCATATTTCCTGGCTGTATATCTATAACAACATCTTTTCCCGATATAGATGCAGCTTGTAAAGAGACATCTAGTTGTCGTCCTAAAGTATTTATATCACCACTCCAAGTAACATCTTTAACTAAATTTGTAATATCAAATTTTTTCGTGGATGTCTTATAAAGGATAAGTTTAATCATGGTAAGATCAACCTCATGCCAGGATGGATGTGATTTTTATTAGGACCTATAAGTGATTTATTTTTAAGATAAATCGCTTCTCCTTTATTTCCATCACCATAATATTTTTTAGCAATTGTCCATAAACTTTCATTTGTTTTTACAATATGAGTTTTAGGCATTTGCTTTTGAGATGTTGGACGTTTAGAAGTTTTACTAGATGAACTTCCTTTTTTACTAGTTACAACTTTTATTGCTGAATATGATATAGGCTTATATTCTTTTAATTCAAGAGCATAATCAATATCACCAACAGCTCCACCATTTTCATTCCATTTAAATGAACGAATTGTAACTCTATGATTAATATTAGTACCCGTAACTAATAACTGAAGAACTTTTTTGTCTAATGACCACTTTTCAAATCTCTTCACATATCCCATTGGGCTTGAGAATTTACTTGTTGCCATATAACTAACTCTTCTAGCAGGAAAAAATGATTCGATAGTAAATGGTTTCAAGTTTCTTCCACCAATTATTGTTTTCTCATCTCCACTAGCTAATACAATATCTTCAAAGTTATTAGAACTTTCGTATCCTATAGTTTGAGGATTTACGGGTATTTGTATTTTATCTGTTCCGCCTGCGCTTAACCAAATTTCCACTGTTATCTACCTCATTTTTTATTAGCTTTTTCTTCTTGTTCAATTCTTAAGAGAGTAGAAGCGTATATAAAGTTTTTAACTCCACGAGGTTTAACATAGATCTCATCAGGAAGAATGCCTTTATCTTGTAGCAAGAAATGAAGCATGGACGCTTCAAAATCCTGCTTAATTAGTTTTTTGCTTCTTCAACCTGTTCCTCGTCTGATTTGTCAAGACCGTTTAATTCAGCAATCTCACCAAGTAAAAATGCAACCTCACCAAATAGCAATTTGCCTTTGATAGCATCAATAGCATCAAGTACACCCATAGCTGTAGCAACCTCTGACCAATCAGGTGTAATACAAGCAGTTGCGATTGTTAGGTAGTTAAATTTATCTTCGTCAATTGTTTTCCCTTGACCTTTAACCATAGAGAGTTTTGTAGAGCGTTGTTGAATTTTATTAGCTTCTTCAGGAGTCAAAGCCTTAATTTCAAAATCTAAGCCGAATCGTTTCATTGGAACCACTTTACGAACGTCTTGATCTACCGCAAGTAATGTTTTTAAGAAATCTGTATTTGTTTGTGTCATAATATATTTTCTCCTCTTTTTATCTCTTTTTTTCACCATTTTACAATATATATGTGCTTCTAGAGCCCATTTGTCAACCAATTTAGCCTATTTTCTAGCATAAAATGTATGTTTTATTCTAATTGAAAATAGTTAAAAAAAATAGGGGAAAGCATAAGCCTTCACCCTATATTTTCTATTATTATACTTTATCTAAGATCTCATATCCACTGAAAGTGAATGAAAACTCTTGTTCAGCAATTTCACCTGCTGAGAAATTTGCAAGAGGAATAGTAGAGAATACTACATTTTGCAAACGAACACGGTAAGTCTTACCAGTGTCAGGGTTAGTATTTTTAATTACAAGTTCAGTACGGAACTCTTGACCAATTTGGATAGTACCAATTTTTTCAATAAGTTCAGTGCTTACGAATAATCCTGTAACTGAACCTGATCCAGCTAAGCCCATATTACGATAAGTAGTCCACCATTGACCAAGTACATTGATCTCAGATTGGTTTACTTCAACATTGGCTTCAACTGATGTTACGTTTGTAAGCCATTTACCTTCCATATACAATTCGGCATCGGTGCCGCGGAAAACTGATTGAGCTGCTAACATCTATTTTGCCTCCAACTTTTTATTTTAGATAGTGATAGTTAAATATACGTACTCAATAGAATCTAAGAATCTAACACCAATGTTGATGTAAAGTTCAGAACCAATTGAAGGTACTACTTTATCAAGTTCAACTACGAAGTCAGCAGCAATTACATTACCTGCAGCTAAAGTAGTTAAATAAGTTTTAATTGCATTGATTACTGCAATTTGGCCATCTGGGCTATTAGTAATTTTACCAACATAGTTGTCATTAACAGCTCGGTCAATATCATCAATCATAGACTGTTTAGCACGGACAGTACGAATTTTAGAGAATTGTCCAACTCCTAAAGTTAAACCTTGCTCAATACGAGGTTGATCTCCATCCATTACTGTTACTAAGAATCCTTCTGCAAGTAATTCTTGAATTTCAAGCGCACGGAAACGTGAAATAGTTTCAGAGAATGGTACTTCATAATAAGTTAATGAACCATCTAGAGGAGTACCTGCAATAAGTCCTGCGATATAGCAAGCATACATAGCAGCTGTAACATCAGCACCTAAGTTATCTTTAACTCCATTAGCAACAAATACTGAATATTCATCAGTAAATCCAGCGCCTGCAGTTTTAATTGCTGCAACAGTTTCTACACCAGTTGAAGAGAATACACCAATAAAGTTTTTACCATTATCACGAGCAGTTTTCATCCAAGTAAATGCAGCTGCTGCTAATAATAAGACTGATGGTTGAGCAACAAATACGTGGAACTCATAAGTTTCCAATGTATTTAAAGCTGTTGTTAGACCAGGAGCCGTTGCTGCTGGATCTGCTGTAACTACTACAACTTCACTTGCTCCACCATTAAACATCATTTCAATATCTAGGACATTTACTGCACCAAACAAAAGAATTGCTTGATCCATAGATTTAATACGATATACCTTGTTAATTACTGCAGTTCCTGAATAGATGGTTTTTAAAGTAGCTACTTTTGCACGAGCACCTAAACCGATTGAAGCGATTGCTTTTTCAATGAAACGAACGTAAAGTCCTGGGCGTTGGCCATCCACTTTTGTGAATACTCCGCCTGTTTTGACTGTAACTGTCATTTTTATTTTCCTCCTACTTTAAATTTGAGCAGTAAGCCATACTGTATTAGCATAGACTTTACCCAATATTTCAAACTCTTCCGGATTAATGTCATGAGTTGTATCGAATGAGAAATTAATCTCAACACAATATACTTCATTTTCATCTACTGGAATATCAACTGATTCAATACCGTTTTCTAATCTTATGAATCGACCTGAGTCGAGACCGTCAATATTTAATATTGGTATCTTTCGCTGATTTCTAAAAACATCTTGAGCTAAATTAAATGCTTTACTTTTTAACTCTATTTCATTGTTACCAAATAGTCTAATGTAAAGTGTAATACTGTTCATATAATAAAATGAATTTATAGCATCACTTCTTACATCACATTTATTCAGTAGATAACAAGGATATACAACACCTTGCGGTATATTTTGTATATAAGCATTCATGGGTTCAATTTTAGTAAAATGAACCATGACTGACTTAATGAATTGTTCTAACATTATTGAACCTCACTTCTAGAAACATGAGCTTCTAACATATTGGCATCATTCTCAACAACCATATCAACTCTAAATTTACCATGAACTTTAGAGACAATGTAATCTTCTATTTTTATACCAGAAGACTTATTGAAAATAACAATTAGTGAGTCATGCTCAACATCTGTTTTCTTATCATAAACGAATCTATTTCTATCTGATGAGAAGTGACACTTAATGCCTGCTATACTAGGAGAATTAAAATTATAGGTATATTGATAAGAAATCAATCCATAACTATTAATTGGAGTAGTTATAACACTGTATACATCTACGAAATCTTTGAAGAAATCGCCGTCTGTAGGACCATTAGTAAACTCATCTGAAGTAATAATTTGTTTAGTTAATACTTCCATAAAACCTCTATCTTCATATGAGGGATCTTGCCAAGATTGTATTGACAATGTTTTACTCTTCCATTTTAACCTATTGTTAATCTGTAAGAGGCTATCGAGAGCAGATTGCTCTCGAATCATAATTTTAAAAAAGTTATCGGTTTCACTTCTAGTAAAACCATCTTTTAAAATATGAGCCCAAACAGTTATATTGTCAGTATAGGATCCATCAGGTTCCTGAACTTGGAAAGTTAATCGTTCACTCATATGAGAGAAATTAAATTTTTCGGCTTTATACCTTGACATAATTTAATCAGCTCCCATAATTATTACAAAGCTTGTTGAGCTGCATATAATTTATCAAACAGTGACTGTCCGATACGATCTATGTCAGCTTCTTCTCTAACAGTGAATTGATTACCAGTTATAATAACTCCACCACTGTTTTGACTTTCTTTGTTTTCTTGCTTGGTTAATATACGCTCACCTTGATGAAGTTTAGCAGTATAACCATTATATGGTACGCTATTCAAACCACCGTGATGACTTCCGTCTGCTGGTTGAATAAATCCATCTCCACCTAGGAATTTTGGAACGCCAAAGTTTGGCATTTTGAAATTCTTTGCAGCATCTATAAATAATTTTAACTTATCATAAGCACCTGAAATCCATTCGCCGGCACCTTGGAAAGCGTCTCTTACTTGAAGAGCCTTTTCATATAGCCAGACAAGAGCAGAAATTCCCTTTTTAAGTATATAGTCACCTAACGCCATAATAGCAGTTCTAAAAGTTTCAGATTTTATCCATAAGATATACAGTGCAGCAGCTAAACCTATTACTATAGCAACAACTAATCCAATTGGGTTAGCAATCATAGCTCCATTAAGAGCCCATTGTGCAATAGTAGCTAATGTAGCACCAGCTCTATACATTCCTATAGCTATTGTTAAAGCTTGCCATAAGAAAGTAATACCACTTATAATTCTAAAAGCAGCAAATGCTGTAGCAACACCAACGATAGTAGCAGATAATCCTGTCCAGTTGTCTTCAACCCATTGAGCTATATCTTTAATTAAATCTAATGCATCTTGAAGATAACCGTTAGCAGTTGGCCACATTGCATTAATATCTTCAGCAACTAAATTAAGAATACCTCTAGCACTTTCCATTGTTGCAGAAATTGAAGGCCATGCCTCAACTATAGTGTCTTTAACATTATTAAATAAATCAATAATAGGTTGATACTTAGCTTGAAGTTCTCCTGATTCGAAAGCATTATAGATAGCAGTAGCAAAATTAATTACTCCAACTATTGCATTTTTTAATCCTTCGCCTAGAGCTGCAACAAAACCATCAAACTTACCAGCATCAATAGCTGCATTAACTCGTTCAAAGATAGGAGCAAGTGCTTTCATTGCTGGAGCACCAATATAACCTAACATGGTTTTACTTAAGTTAACCATTTTTTGCCATTGCATTAATGGAAGTTCTTTCATTTCACCAATAGCTTTAGTTGTGAAACCTGTATTTTCACCAACAAGTTTCATTAACTCATTAATTTGTTCAATAGGATCTTCAATATCTTTAATACCTTTCAACGCTTTACGAGGTAACTCGAAACGTTCAACTAAAGATACAATATCACCAGAGTTTAATTCACGAATTGCTAAGGCAGCACCATCTAATCCTTGGATAGGATCTAATGTAGCTAATTGTTCAATAGCCATTTGGTATGTTTCTAAATCTTTAACATTAGTAGATTTACTAATTGCTCCGCGCATGTTTCTTGCCCAGTCTTCTGTTGAGTAAACAGTAGAAGCAGCATAATCCTGAATTTGTTTATAGAACTTAGCACCATTTTCTGCACCTGCTAAAATACCAACAGATTGAGAAGAATAATCTTGTTCCATAGAACGTCCAACAGTACTTTCAAGAAGTTGTCCTCCGCCTTGTACAGCAGCTGATCCAGTATATGCAGCAGTAAATGCGGCACCCATACCATTAATACTTCCAAGCTGTGATTTCATTGTACCTAATCTACCATTAGCTTTTGAAAGTTCACGGTTCATTTTAGCCATTTCTCTATTTAATCGAGCATTAGCATCAGCCAATTGATTAAAAGTAGATCGTCTTGAAGCGAATTTTCCTAAATTTCTATCTGCATCAGATATATTTTTTTTTAATATATTGAACTTAGGCATAAGTTTACCAATAGCATTGCCCACTCTACCGAAAGTTTGACTCATTCTTTCAATAGTGCGGTTTGAATTTTTAAAGAGTGTAAGTGCTAAACTAGTAGCAACTATTTTCTCTTTAGTTTTAGCAACTGCATAACTGTATAGATGCCATGCTTTGGTTCCTCTAACTACTCCAGGAATATCTTTAATAAACTTTTTCTGTTTTTGATAAGCATTAGAAATAGATTCGCCTGTCATTTTAACAGCTATACTTAATAATTTATAAGAATAAGTAGCTTTAGCAGCTAACTTTAAATTATTGGCAAGATTCCTAGCATGTAGAGCAGTTACTTTAAATGGTTGTTGAATAGCCTTGATAATTTTAGCGGCTCTAGAAAATTCCCATAAACGATTAGTAGCTAGTTTTAATTTGTCAGTTACATTACCAACATAGTGTGCTGTCATTTTTAGAGTAGTAGACAATACTTTAGTACTTATTCTAGCAAGTGTGCTTTTTTTGTACTAAATCATATAGCGCTCTTGTATAGCCTTCTATAGTATAAGCAGCCATTTTAATAGGTTTTGGCAATGCTTGGAATAATCTAGTAGATCTTTTAATTTTTTCATCAGTTTGAGTCATTTTTTTACCAAGATCTTGGTATTTTTCTGCTAATACTCTATTTGCAACAGAAGCATTAACTACAGAACTACGACTTTTATCTAACGAACTACTCAATTGCTTGATGTTATTTTGTAATTTCTTAGAAGCATTTGCTGCATTTTGCATAGGTTTAGACATGCGGTCTTTTGCTTCCAACATTACGGATAATCTACTGAACTTTTTCTTTGCCATTCAAGAAATTCCTCCTCTCTTTAGTAGGAGCCTTTACGTTTCTTTTTACGCTTTTTCTTACGTATAAACGAAGTATCAGCAACAATTAAATTTAAATCTCCAGCCATTCTATCGACGAAGTTTTTACTTATTTTAGCTAATGCTGGGTTAAAGAAATGAGCACCTTCATAATAG